CAAAAAGATTATCATGGAGCCGGTCGAACGGCTGATTGAAAACAAACACAATGCCCGGACGCATTCGGCGGAACAGGTTGACCAGATTGCGGCGGCGATAAAAGAATTTGGATTCATCAACCCGATTCTGGTGGATGAAAAAGGCGAAGTTTTGGCCGGTCATGGGCGCATCCTGGCGGCGCGTCAACTTGGCATGAAAGCAGTGCCGGCTTTGCGGTTTGACCACCTGACCGACGAACAGAAGCGGGCTTATCTGCTGGCCGATAATAAGCTGGCGGAAAATGCGGGCTGGGACGAAGAGCTTTTAAAGCTGGAGCTTTGGGCGCTTGAGGAAGCCGGGTTCGATGTGCCGCTGACCGGGTTCTCTGAAAAGGAAATCGAAGCACTCAAAAAAGCCGCAGAAAACGAAGACCCGATATACGAGAAAGACGAACCGATAAGTGATGATCTTAAATATCAGATCCTTGTTTTTTGCGAGAACGAAGACCAGCAAACTGAAATTATGCAATATATGGAAGAGGAGGGCGTTAAATGCAAACCAATGATATTGTAGTTAAAAATCAAATAAAGACAATCCAACCAGAAAGGGAACTTTTTGAAAGACCGAAAATAAAAGCGGTTATCAGAAAGGTCGATTATTCGTTATGGAAAGTTTTTGCAAGATATCATTATCTTACACAAGAAATGAATAGATCTGCGGTCTGTTATTGTATTTTTGTTGATGGGCAACCCGTTTCGTTTATAGGTATTACTCATTTTCCACACGCTCAGGTTAAAAATATAAAACGGGTTACGCGTGGAGTCACGCTGCCAGACTGGCAGGGGTTAGGGGTTGCCTTTAAATTAGCGTATCCGGTTATTTCTGCATATATATCATTAGGTTTTCGAATCAGGGCTTACCCAGCGCACCCTTCATTTATCCGGTCATTTCAGCATCACCCTGATGTTTGGAAAATGGTTAAAAGTCCAGGCGTTAAAAAAACATGGAATGGTAGTAAGCCGACAGCAAAGATAAAATGGAATACCGGAACGATGCTGTCAAGGCAGTGCGCCGTTTTTGAATATATCGGCCCAAAAATGGAAGATAAAATAACTGCCAACAAACTTATAAATTCCAAAAAAGGACAATGAAATGAAAATTAAGGTTACGCGTGAATCAGACGTTTCTCGGTCTATCCGTTGTCAGCAACTTGAAGCGATGTTTGATGTTCCGCCTTCGCAAAAATCAATCCTTCAATGGGAGGGAGATATCCCGATTGATAATGATAAATGGCAGGTTGGTTTGATTGTGGGGCCATCGGGGGCAGGGAAATCAACCATAGGCAAGGAGCTTTTTAAGGAAAACTATCACATTGATATTAACTGGGAAGAAAAGAGCGTCATTGATGATTTTGCGGCGGGCTTGTCAATAAAAGAAATCGCTGCTGCGTGTTCTGCTGTCGGGTTTAACACAATCCCGGCATGGCTTCGGCCTTATAGTGTCCTTTCAACGGGTGAGAAATTCCGCGTTGATATCGCCCGCCGACTTTTGGAATTGCCAGACCCGATAGTGATTGATGAATTCACCTCCGTTGTTGATAGGCAGGTCGCAAAAATCGGCGCCCATGCAGTCCAAAAATATATCCGGAAACATAGCAGGCGCTTTATTGCGATCAGTTGTCATTATGACATCATTGATTGGTTGATGCCGGATTGGATTGTCGAGCCGTCAAGCATGGAATTTAGAATCCCCGCCGAACAACAGGGGAAAATTGAAAAAGCTTGGGACGGGTTTGAATTGGAGCTTACGCTTTAATGGATGCCCGTTTTTCCGTGTCAATTTTGAAAATCCCGAGTTTCCCGGTGATGGGAAACGGGCGGAATGGGCGGATGTTTGCCAGTTCCCAGGCGAACGCACCGTCGATAAAAAATCCGCCCGCTTTTTTGGCGTCATCCGGAGTCATTGGGCGGATATTTACCAGATCAGCGAGCGCGAACGCTTGCCCTGCGTACCTCCCGCAAGGTTTTTTCGAGGCGCACAGAATGATTTTCCCCCTGTGTCCAGTGGCCCAGGTTCTTATTTCGAGTGTTTTTTCCCCACTGGCGATCATGGACGCCCAGGGTTCACGGATTGAAATTGCTGGAATAATTGCCATTTTTAAAAATTTACTCCTTTCAATATTTTTTATGATGGTAATTTAAATGATTTAAAAACAAAAGTCAATAAAAAATTCAATTAAAACGGTCGGTTATGTAGTATTTAAAAAAAGGAGTCGGCATGGAGAAAAAAGAATTAAACGAAAAAACAATATCAGCGCAAATGCTTGCAAAATTGATTGATGTTTCCCTTGCCAGGGTCGGGCAACTGGCGAAAGAGGGGGTTATAAAAAAACAGGCCAACGGCGGATATTTTTTTGACGCCATAACTCAATACATCAAGTTTATCCGGGAAAACAAACCCCGCACCGACTTCACGGAACTGCTTGACCAGGAAAAGTACCGGGCGGCGAAACGGGAAAACGACATCAAGGAAAAGCTGGTGGCCCCGGTGGAGGTGTTGACTGAGGTTTTGGGGAAAGCCGTCACAATGTTAATTCCCATCCTTGAAAGCCTGCCGCTACTGATGAAGCGGAACTGGCCCGAGATCACCGGCGATCAAATTATGATGGTCAAGAAATCCATTGCGGAAATCAGAAACATTATGGTGGATGTTGAGATCAAGATTGAAGACTGATGCGGACAAAGAATCTTACAAGGCGGCGATTCGGGCCGCGCATAAAGCGTTGCAGCCGCTGCGGGCTGTTGTGCCCCTGATCGGTTCAGAATGGGCGGACCGGTATTTCTATCTGTCCGCCGAGAGTTCCGGGACTGAGGGCCGCTGGAAGTGCTACCCATATCAGGTGGCCATCCTGAACTGGTTCACCAGCGACGATATCGAGGAAATAAACTTTATGAAGAGCCGGCGCGTGGGATATACAAAATGCCTCATGGCCGCAACCGCCTGCCTAATTGAACAGAAGAATCGCAATGTGGCAATCTGGCAACCCACGGACGGGGATGCGCATGATTTTGTCACCGACGAAATTGAACCGATGATCCGGGACGTGCCAGTTTTGGGCGCAAAGCTGAAATGCCAGGTAGGTATGAAATCCCGGTACAACACCCTTGATAAGAAAATGTTCCATGGGGCCACCCTGGACATCAAGGGCGGCAAATCGGCCCGGAACTTCCGGCGCATGACAAAAGATGTGGCAATTTATGATGAACTGTCCGCTTTTGACGCGGACATTGACGGGGAGGGATCGGCAACAGAGATAGGCGACGGACGGCTTGACCAGGCCCCGTTTCCAAAGTCAATCCGTGGAAGCACACCTAAAATTAAGGGGTTGTGTCAAATCGAGTCGGCAATCAATGGGGCGGATATGGTTTTTTACCGGCACGTCGAATGCCCGGAATGCTTGACGCTTCAACGGTTTGAGTTTGCCAATTTCCTATGGGAATCGGGGAAGCCTGAAACGGTGGTTTATAAATGCCGGTCATGCGGGGCTCGGTTGCAATATCGACAATATGCGGAAATGGACGAGGCGGGACGCTGGCAAACCCTTGACGGCTATTATTATTCAGACAAAGAAGACCGATTCTTTGACCCTGAAGATAAGCCGATACCGAAACCCCGGCGCATCGGGGCTTGTATTTGGGCGGCGTATTCCTACCTGCGACCATGGTCTTATTTCGTGGACAGGTGGCTGGCGGCGAACCGGGAAGCCAAGGCCGGGAACATCACAGTTTTGAAATCCGTGGTCAATACGCTTTTGGGCGAAACCTTCCAGGCCAAGGGCGAAACCGTGAACGCTTCAGCACTGGGTCAGCGCGGTGAAGATTATTTGACGCGGGGAACCATCCCGAATGGCGTTTTGGTTATCACGGCTGGCGGGGATATCCAGGGCGGCGTAAATTCCCGGATTGAAATTGAAATTGTCGGTCATGGGTTTGAGTCTGAAACGTGGTCGCTTGGCTATCATGTAATACCCGGCGATGCAGAGCGGCCCGAGGTTTGGGACCACGTTGACGAACTGCTGCAAAAACAATTCACGAGGGAGGATGGCGCGGTGCTGAGGATTGAAGCTGTTTTGATCGATTCCGGGTATTTGGCGAACGAGGTTTATAAGTTCACCGGCCCCAGGCGGCGGCGGAATATTTACGCGACAAAGGGCGTGCTGACCGGGACTCTGTGCAATAAAGGCACGTGGCAGGGCGATAAGAACACCGGGCGGGCGATCCTGAGGACGGTGAATGTCGATGACGCCAAAACGATTATTTTTAACCGGCTGCGGATTGATGACCCAGGCCCCGGATATTGCCATTTCCCGGAACATTACACCGATCAGCATTTTGTCCAGTTGACGAACGAGGAAAAGGTGGAAGTGCGCAAAAAGGGCGTGCTGATGGGGTTCGAATGGCGCAAAAAAGGACCGAATGAGCAGCTTGACTGCCGGGCGTATTCCATGGGCGCGTTGGAATTTTTAAACCCGAATTTAGGCAAAATCAAAATGAGGCTAGACCGGATGGGGCACGCGGTCACGGATGCGCGGGTTATCGGCGCGGAACCTCCACGGATACCGGCCCCTATTGTGGATATCAGGCACAGGCAACCAGCAACCGCACCGGCCAGCAAACGGGCCGCGTTACCTAAAAAGAAAGGTTGGTTTTCGTAATGGCGATTGATCGATCAAAGAAATTACTGGTGCAAATCAAAGACATTATTGACTTTACCGGCATGTCAGAGGACACTATCAAGAAAATGGCCGAAACGGTGGGTTTCCCGGCGCGGAAATTAAACGGAACGTGGTATTCATCGACGGAAGCGATTGAACAGTGGATGATGGATCAGTGCTACCCGAAAGCCAAAAAAAAGATGCCTTGAAATAATTTTTAAAAATAATCATCCCGCGAAACCCTTAGAGCCGCAATGCTTTAGGGGTTTTTTTTGTTTTTATTTTAAAAATAAAACATTTTTCAAAACATTTTTCTTGACACGATAAATCAACAGGATTATATTAGAGACAAATGAACGGGCATGAGGCCAAACACAAAACAAGGAAGAGGAAAAATCATGAACGAAAGCCAAAAAAAATATAGAATCTTCAGAGAATGTGGCGCACTGGTCGGGTTAAAATTTCAAGCAGCCCCGGATAGCGACAACCCGGATATGGTTTTTGAAATCACATCCAAAGGGGTGAAGGATGCGGACGGCTTTAACGCCGTAGAAATAACCTTCGCAGACGGATCAAAAGAAATCGCGGCAGTGTCTTGCCTCGATGATGGCATTTATAATCATGGCGTTACGTTAATTAATTAACCCACACCACACCCCACACCCCACCGGCGGGGGTTCCGCCGGGAAAGAGATGGAGAGAGATGAAACGCAAAACCTTTATGTCGGCACTGACAAAAAAAGAACAAAAGCATCTAAAAGAATGCGCCAATGTACGAACGAAAGAAGCCTTTCAACGCACCATAAACGCACAGGCCGAAATGAGAAAAACCTCCCCCATTGAGCCGTGTTTTGAATGCAAACACATTGCCGAAAAACTTGGAATGGAGGCCACCAAATGACCCAACCCAAAGGACGCCCGGCGATTGAACCAAAGGATCGCCGGGTAAATTTCACGGTGTCGACCGCCCCGGAGACAAAAGACTGGCTTGACCAGCAGGACGTTTCCCGTGGTGACGCCATTGACCAGCTGGTAAAATTCTGGCACGGATGCCAGACCAAAAAACTTAAAAAAGCGAGGAGAAGCGAGGAGAAATGAATGATCGAAATAATCTGCGCCTGGTGTGGCCGGCACCTGGGCCAAAAGGACGGGGCCGGATCTTCCGGGGTCAGCCACGGCGTTTGCCCGGAATGTTATCAAAAATTAATGGAGGATGGCGACAATGCCAGACGTAATCCTTGAGGCAATATTTTTCGCCCTGGTTTTTATCATGGGCGTGCTGATCATGTGCCTATAATTTTAAAGCCGGTTCGGGTTTTGATTCCTGAACCGGCTTTTTTATGCCCTAAAAAACTCTGTCAACCGGAAATAACCCCATCCTGACCGGAAATAACACTCTTTCACCCCGAAATATACCCATTCTAAGATTTTAGACAAAAAACCCATGTTACCCTGTCCTCAACTTTACGGAGGGAAGCATGGCGGCCAAAAAGACGGCAAAAACACCCAAAAAAAACCCGATCAAAAAGACCGAAGCTAAAATTTATAATGCGGTTAACTCGCGTCTTTTTTTGGAGACCAACACAGGCGAGTTTGAACCCGTATTCATCGAGCGGACAGACCGGAAACTCCGGCCCATATCCGGCAAGAATGCGGCATGTCCTGAATGCGGCGCGTTTCCGACCATCACGAAAATCAGGCGACCCGGCTACGAATTGCGGCGCTGCCGTGAGTGTGGTCACCGTTTCGAGATCATCAGGGGCGGTGAATAATGGCCTTCACTTCCTGGGAAGCCTTAAAGACCGCGATCCTTGACGCCATTGCTGATCATGTGGCGGGGAAGCCCTGCACCGGTGAATATGAAATCGACGGCCAGCGCATGAAATATCGAAGTTTTGACGAGCTTCAACGGCTTTATGACTTTGCATTGACTCAGGCATCCAGAGCGAACCGGCCCCGGCCCTCATTTGGTCGCTATCGGAGGTTTATGTAATGGCGAAATCATCCGCAAAAAAACCAGGATTGCTGGCCCGTGCTTTCCCTAAATGGGCGCTTGAACGAAACATCGCCAAAGCCAGACTTGAACGCCTGAATAAATTTCGTTCGGTTGACGCCACGGGCGGCGGGCGGTCCCGTTATTCCTTCCCCTCCACCTCCATGAATATTGATTCTGAAGTCGCTGATAATATCGTCGGGCTGCGTGAACAAATCCGGCGTTTTGAGCTTGAAAACGGCAACATCGCGGGGCCTTTCCGCCGCGTCAAAAAAAACGTTGTGGGTCACGGAATACGGCTGAACGCCGAAATCCTGGGCGATGATCCGGGATCAAAAGAATTTCCGAAAATAACCACCGAACAGGCGGAATCCACCAATGACGCGGCGGAAAAGTATTTTGAAATCTGGAACCGGGAAGCAGACAAGCGGCTGATTCAGCCGTTTTATGGTTCTGACGGTATCCAGGGAATTGTCGAGCACGCGCTCCTGAGAGATAACGAATGCCTTGTGGTGGGGCGAACATCGGCCCGCGTTGATCGGATTATCCCGTATTGCCTTGAAGTGCTGGAAGCTGATCGGCTGCAAACACCCCCCGGCGAGTTCGGCAATCCACAGGTACAGAACGGCATTAAGTTTGACCTTGAAGGAGCCCCCAAAGCCTATTTTATCACAAGGTCGCACCCCGGCAACACCATATCCGGCCTGAGGGATAACGATTTTGAGGAAATCCAGGCATACAACGACAACGGTACGAAGAAAGTAATGTTTCTGTTCAACCCCATCCGGCCCGAACAAACGCGGGCTGTTTCCCTGCTGTCATCGGCGTTAAAGGACGTTCAAGACGCCGACAGGTACATGGAAGCCATTAAGATGGGCGCGTTAGAGGATGCCTGTCTATTCGGCACCGTGACCACTGAGGACATGGACGGATGGGACAATCAGAACGTGGCCTCTGGATCAGACGATTATGAGCGCATCCACGAGTTTAGCCCGAATGAAATAAAATACCTGTTTCCCGGTGAAAAACTGGACGTTCACCGACCATCCGGCCCCGGCGTGGAAATCGACAAATTTTTAAATCAGATTTGGGGCGGACCTGCAAACGCCTTAGATATCCCGCCTGAGGTCTTCATGCAGAAGTGGGGTGGCATGAATTATTCCAATGCTCGAACCGTTCTTTTGCAATTCCAGGCCACCTGCCGGGAACGCCAACGATTCTTGATCAATAACCTGAACATCCCTGTCTACGAAAACGTTTTCCGCTGGTTCGTGTCTAAGGGCATTGTTTCGGCCCCTTCGTTTTATTCCCGGAAATATGACTGGCTCGCTCATTCATGGATTGCCCCAGGCTGGCAATGGGTAGACCCCAAAAAAGAGGCGGACGGCAAGGCAATTGAGGTCGATTTAGGCGTCGAGTGCATCACCGACATCATGTTGGCCCAGGGTTCTGACCCATGGGTAAAATTGGAGCGGCGGGCGCGGGAAAAGAAATTTATCAAAGATTTAGAGGCCAAATACGACGTTGAAATGTTCCCGGAAAAAGCATCTGCGGCGGGACGGCCCCCATTGAAACAAGAGGAAGCAGACGATGAGTGAAAATCTATTTTACCGATCAATCGGGATCGGGGCGACCGATCTTGACGAAAAATCCCGGACGCTGACCGTTTCGTTTTCCAGCGAGCAACCCGTTTCCCGCAGATATTATGGCGATGAAATCCTGCTGCACGGCGAGAAGAACGCGGACATGGAATATTTGAACACGGTTGGAAGCGTCTTGCGGCGGCATGGCGGCGATATGGTGGACATCATCGGCCCGGTTCGTAAGGCGTGGATTGAAGACCGGCGCGGCATGGCCGTCATTTCTTTTGACGATGACGAAAACGGGAACCTTGCCATGCAGAAAATCAAGTCCGGCAGCTTGCGGGGGATCTCTTTTGGTTATCAGATATCCCGTGGAATCCGGCTGGAAGAAGAAACAGACGGATGGATT